AGTTAATCTATGTTATATATTTAGGTGTGAAAGAAGACCACCAACAGAAGAAGAAATGAAAACTTTAAAATCAAAAATAAATGAAAAAAAACAAGATAAGATATTGAAAAAAGAAAATGAAATATTAAAAAAAGAAGATGCAATATTAAATGAAGTTGAAAGTCCAAAGGTAGAAAGCAAAGCACCCCAATGGGAAACACCTAGATTAGTTCCAAAGCAAAATATAAGTGCTGATATACAAGATGATGAAATAAATAAAATAGTTTAATTTAGCGAAGCATACCTTTGGTTTACTTAGGAATAGTTTTTATCCTATTACTAAAATTCCTAACCTCTTTAAAATTATCACTATAACCATCCCTTTGTGTAATATGAATTGGTGTAATACAATACCATCTATCTCTTAATTGTAATTGTCCTATATATTCATCATTATTATATTGACCATTATTAGGATCACTTAACTTTAATTTTATACCTTCTTTTAAATTATCTATTAATGTATCATAGTAATGTGATTTAACTATATAACTATGAAAACAACTTGCTTTAATAACTTTACTTAAATCTTTTTCAACACTTATAGGTTTTACATAATTCCAACAACCTAAATATAATACATCAAAATCATAATTTATAAATTTATTAACTTTTTGAATTAACTTTTTATTACTTTCAATCTTAATGTCATCTTCAAATAATATTACATAATCCCATCCTAATGATTTTGCTTTATAAAGACATTCCATATGACTTCTAGCACAACCTACTAATGGTATATCATGTGTTATAGCACTAAACCTATTTGGTTTTTTAATACCAAGTTTTTTTAATTCACTTTTTGTAATAATATCTTTTTCTTTTCTTATATCTAAGTTTATGTAAAAATGCTTATTCCAATCCATTTATTATACAAATATAAATTTTAGATTTAAATATAAATTAAAAATATTATATATATAATATTATTATGGATAATAAAAAAACTAGAAAACCACCTAAGGTATATAAAGTAAAAGATCCTCCACCTAATAGTAAATTTGCTGACATTCACCCACATTTACCACAACCACCATCATTACTATTAATTGTTGGTTCAGTAAAACAAGGTAAATCTAATCTTGTTGTAAATTTATTATGCAATCCAGATATGTATAAAGATAAGTTTGATATAGTTAAGATTATTTCAAACACTTTACATACAGATCCAAAAGGTAAATTATTAGATAAGTTTTTTGATACAGAAGATCATTATGATGATGAAATGGTTACTAATCTTATAGAAAGTCAAAAATCAATTGATGAAGAAGATAGACCAAGTGTAGCATTAGTATTAGATGATATATTAACAAAAGATTTTAAAAAAACAAATGCTGTATCATTTTTAGCAACAAGATTTAGGCATTATGGTATTGGTTTACTAGCATTTACAACACAATCATTTAGGGCAGTAAGTGGATTAATTAGAAACAATAGTACTGATGTGATTATCATGAAACAGCAGAATATGAAAGAATTAGATAAAATACAAGAAGAATATGGCGATATGTTTCCTGGTATATTTATGGACTTATATAGAAAAGCAATTGAAGACCAACCATATAGTTTTCTGTATCTTGACCTACAAACTAATCCAGCAACTGCTTATATAAGGTTTGAAACACCAATTGCTGAAGGTGAAAAGAAATTATTTTAATTAAATATTTAAATTATAATATTATTATTATTATAAAATAATATGGATTTGTATGGATCTGGTGCAAGTATTGGACAAGCAAATTCACAAACACAATTAGCAAGAGAACTAAATGAAGCAACAAATGATTTTAATAATAGTTTAGCAGAACAATTAGACCAAGCAAGAACTGCTGAAAATGAAGAACAAACAGATGTTACAACTAAAAATATGGCAAGTGTTGTTACTAGTGGTGGTAAATTAGTAGCAAGTGCTGAAGCAAGGGATGATGTAATAAAAGCAGCACAAAAATTAAAAGGAGTACCAAAAGCAATAGTATCTAAAAGTCCATTTAAATTAGGTGTTGAAAGTAGTGAAGATTTAAGACCAGCAATACAAACTAGTGCTGATGTAGCACCTGGAGCAGCAGAAAGGGGAGCAGCAATATTAGCAGGTGAAGGTGCTGAAGGTGCTGGTGCAGCAGTATTATCAAGAGCAGCACAAAGTGGTAGTATTGGAGAAGGTGTTGGAGCAGTAGCAAAAGGTATTGGTTTTAAAAGTGCAGAAGAATTAGGTGCTACTGGATTTGCTAAAACAGCATTAGCAGGTGTAGGTGGTGGTATTGATATTGTTAAAGATATTGAAAGGGGTAATTTTGGATCTAATAAAGCACAAGTTGCTGGTAATATTGGTAATATTGTTGGTTCAGCATTAGAAGTTGCTGGAATAGCAACTGCTTGGACACCATTTGGTTTAGGATTAGAAGGTATAGGAGCAGCAATTTCATTAGGTTCAGCAGCATTAGAAACTGGTGGTGATATTGCTGAAGGTAAAGAAGAAGCAAAGACAACTGAAACTGATATTAAAAGTCAAGGAAGAGGTCAAGTAGCAACACAACAAGTTGAAACTGCTGTTGGTAGAACTCAATAAACCAAAGGTATGCTTCGCTAATTAATTAATATATAGACAACTTAATTTATTTTTTTTATATTTATTTTTAATTTAAAATTATTTTATAAACTATAATTATAAAATGAGTTCTTTCTGGAAAAATGATAATAAAATAAAAGTGTCCCAAACTCAAGTTGCTGTTTCATCCACTAATGGTAGATCTTATTCTGGAACTGCTGGTATTAGTGGCAAGCGAATTGATTTTGAAATTCCAAGTAGTGTAAAATTTATGGATGGTAAAAATTCATATTTAAATTTTGATGTTAAACTTGCTTGTCCTGCTGGTCTTGCTCCAACTCGCCTTCAACTTGATCCTACTATTGGTGGTCAATCATTAGTCAAAAATATTAGGGTATATTCTGGAAACCGAGCAGTTTTACTTGAAGAGATTAGTGAATATAATGCTAAGGTACAAATTCAATATTCATACAATAGTGATGAAAGTATGCGAAAGATGCGAGCATTAAAGGAAGGTTGTTTAATTGATAATGTTGAAAATCGCGGAACACTTGGAACTAGTGTATCAAACAATATTGATTTATTAAGTAATCCTTATTACAAACCAGTAGATGCTGTTCCAGCAGCAAGAGATTGGGGAACTGCTGAAGATTTCTTAACTGCTAAACTTTCACTACCAATTCATTGTGGTATGTTTGCTGATGGTGGAAATAAGATATTTCCAGTTATGATGACTGATGGATTAATTATAGAAGTGGATATTGAAGATCCTGGAAGGGTTGTTAAGCAGTTAGATAGTGTTAATAGGAACCGCAGAATGAAACAGAACCCAGTATTTCATGGTATTGATGTTGGTGGTGCTAATTTAGGTATTGATAATGCTACTGACCGCACAGAAATATTTTTAGGAAAACAAAATAATATGATAAGTGTAGCAAATTGTCCTTTTGTTAAAGGTGAAAAAATTGGTTTTTGTGCTGTAGGTGATCCTAATAGTGAAGCATCTTTAACTGTTGGTGGAGCAATTGCAGTTCAAACTTATCCTACTATTACTGATATCTCACTTGATGGTGGATATGTTAAGTTAACAGTATCAGCATTTAGAAATAGTGATGTTGGTGATGGTGTAGATGTTACAACTGACAACTTTATAGTATTTAGTGCTGCTATTGATACTAAGCGAACACAGAATGATGATAATACTACTATATTACTTGCTAAAACTACTAATTATCCAGCAACACTAGAATTATCTAATGTTGAACTTGTAGTTCAGCAAGTTGGTGTTGATCCTAGATATGAAGCAGGAATGATGAAGAAAATGAGAGATGGTGGTAGTATTGAAATTGATATTCCAAGTTGCACTAACTACAAACATTCACTATTAGCATCTAACAGAAATGCTACTGTTAACCTTGCTATTTCTAATACAAGGGCAAAATCACTTTTAGTACAACCAGTAGATGCTAGTGTTTATGATACTGCTGATTTAATTGGTGGATTATCTACAACTTATGAAGAAGAAACTACAACTATGGATGGGCGACTTCATAGTATTAAGAGTGGTCAAGTAGGATGTATAGATCAGTTAAGTAATTGGCAAATGGTTATTGATGATAAATTAACACCATCTAGACCTATTAGTGTATCTAAGATTAATAAGGGTGTAAGTATTTCAGCACAACCACTAATGCTTTTAGAACAAGCACTTAATCAAGCAGGAATAGTAGCAAGTTCATTTGTTGATTACAATAGGAACTTTGTAATTGGTAAAGCATATGCATTAAATGATGGTGTTGCTAATCTTAATAACAAATCCAATCAACTTCAATTATTCTATAATGAGCGAACAGTTGCTGGTGTAGATAGACCACCTACTAAAGATAAATTACTTTATTGCTGGATTTTCCACCTTCGCAGAATTAGTATTAAAGGTGATAGTGTTGCTGTAACTTTATAATTTGTTAATTTGTTAATTTAATAATTTTGGATGACTTTATAATTATATTATATTATAATATAAATGGAAATAGAAAAGTTAGATATTATAAATATTATTGAAGTTCAAGAAATAAGAAAGTTGTTAATAAATCATCCAGATTTATTAAGTATGTTTGAAATATTAATTGTTATGTGTAATAATAGATTAGCAGAACAACAAGAATAATTTTCTATGTAATTTTTTAATTTTTTTATATTTAAATTTTTATATATGTTATAATATAAAAATGTCTGTTGCTAAAAAGTATCTTTCTATCCAACCAAATAATGTTCCAGCAACTGGTAAAGTATCACATGCTAGGGGTAATCCTATTCTTACTGTTACACTAGGTCGCCAAGATGCCTTATTAGATTTATCTACTATTAGGTTAAATGGTGATCTTAATGTTTGGCGTGATGCTGCTGGTACACTTCATCCAACTGATGCTGCTGCTGTTGAATTAAGGGGTTCACATAAACTAGGTGTATATTCTATGATAGATCAATTAGTTTTCCGCCATGC